GTTGCGATTCCGCCCAGTGTGCGGTTGGAAGTAATTAGGTCCTCAACCTGCTTAGCCATGTCATCTAAACTAGTATCGAGTGAATCCTTACCTTCGTTGATGACATCAATTTTGACGGCCCATGTTCTGATATAAGAATTCGTGCGTATATCTCTAGGAACCGCTGTTTCCGATCCGTCATTTATGTTTATTGCGGGAAGTTTAAGAGAGCTAAGATTATGAACTCTATTGTGATAAACTCTATCTTGCGCATTGGTTGCGTATGTGGGACTACTTCCAGTTAACAAACTAACCAAAGCATTTCGAATGTCAGTTTGTTTGTGTCCCATTAGTTTTTCTCTAGAATTAAAGTTGTAGTTCCGAAGCTGTCGGGTTGCGAATCAATTACAGAATAAACCACCGAGTTGATTTCGATTGTGTCGCCTTCGACCGGGTTTGCCGTCAATTCTGAAAGCAGAAGGTTTTTAAATATAGGCTTTCGAGTAGAGACATCGTTTATTTCGACGAATGCGTTGTCGAAAACTCCGTTGACAGTCGAAGTTGTACTGTCATCAAGATAAGTATATGTGGCGCTTGTTCCGAAAACTTTATTCGCAGCTTTGAACAATGCTTTTGCTGAATCATTAAATGACATGTTTAAAAAGAAGAGGGGACTTGCATCCCCTCAGTTCCTAAAATTAATTGTTAATTTTAAGCGACAATACCGAGCTTCACTCGGCAAGTTGCGTCTCCCGAAGCCTGAGCCTGAGTGGCAACTCCGATAAGAGTGTTTGATGTAGAAGTGGTAGTTACGTTTTTAGCCGTCGCATCCCAATACATCTTAGCGCCTTGGGTGACTGCGCCCGAAGCTTTAGCGATATCGAAAACGCCTTCAGTTTTAAATGCAGCATCAACTCCACTTAATACATCGACCATTGCGATACCGAAGATTGACCCTATCATTGCGGCTTGACCTGAGGTTCGGTCATAGGGAGCCGTCAAGACGAGAATTTCGCCTTCATTTTGAATTTCATTTTTCATTCTTTTATCCTTTAGTTTTTAAATTGAAAAAATAGAGGCCCGGTTAAGAGCCTCTAGATTAATTAGTTACCAGCGTTTTTGATAATTCCGCGCCAATCCATAGGAGCTGCCCCAACCGCGTGGTCGACTTTCAACTCAAGACTGTTAGTCGAGAATTTAACTCGGCTAGAAATCATTGGGGATGATTGACCTTCGCGTCTGTAAACAACAACTGTGTCAACCAAGTTAGGATCACAAAGGAAGTAGAACTGGTTTCCAGTGATCTGAGCGTCAACGATAACTTCCATCGAATTCTGGTAAATATTGATGTTCGAAGTTTGAGTTGCATTCACAGATGAGAAGAACTGCTTTGCTTCAGCTTCTTTATCTGGACCGCAAACAAAATACTTCGGAGTCAAGTTCAACGGGTCTTTTGAATTCGTTGAAGTTTGTTTTCGCATCAACTTATATGCTTCAGCTACGGACGCCTGAGCGATAGCTCCGGCAGTTCCCAAGTTACCGTGGGATGCATGGTAAAGAGCGATACCGTCGTTCATTGTTTTGTTAGTAGTCAAAGCGAGATATGCAAGTTTGTTTTCCAAACGAGAAGCCGCGATACCGCCACTAGAAGCCAAGCGAGTGAGAACGCCGAGGTCGTCGTTGATCAACATTTGGCTAGTGAAAGCATGGATAATACCGTAGTCGGCCAACTGTACCAACTCGCGGTCTTCGCCAGTCGAACCTTGTTCAAACTCAGCACCTTCAGGGCGAGCTTTAAGATCCGCGAAATCACCAGACTTCACTTGAGAGTGAGGCTTATAGTTTCGGAGAGTGTCAGGGCGTGTCCACTTCTCGAAAGTTCTTGGAGCGAGGTCATACTGTTTTTGGAGTGACTTCTCGGCAACGTTCGCAAGTGCCAAAGGAAGGTCAGAAGATGACATTACGCGAGTTGCGTAACCAAAATCTGATTCCATTGTATTGCGCGGAATGAACTCTTCAACTTGACGGAGAAGGCTTTTTCCGTAGAACGTTTTAGATTGCTCTGTAACGCCGAAGTTCTTGCTATCCATACGGTGAAGCATGGCATCTTCGAAACCTGCGCGTTTTTTAGTCGACTCGTCAAGACCAACCGAAATTGAAACGGCAGTGTTTACCGGAGCGGGCTGAGATGCCGCGAGTTTTTCAAAGATCTGTTTTCGGGCTTGGTCCGCAGAGATTTCTTGAGAGCAGAGTTCGTCTGCATAGGTCTCTTCGAGTTTTGCCGTTCTAACCGCCAAGCGGATTTCCGATTGACGTTGTTTTTCTTCGAGAGCGGCTTGTTTTTTTGCAGCTAACTCGAGAGCGAGCTTTTCAGCTTCTGTCATATTTCTTTCCTTTTCGTTAATTTGAGCCTGAGGCTCGATGTTTGTTGAGGATTCGATTGAATCGGCCTCAGTTGATGTTTTTTCTATTTCGACTTCGTTTAAAACTTCCTGAGAACGCACTTGAGCATGTGGATCGAACCCGATAGGTACGATTGAAATCTCATGTGGTTGCCAGTTAGTTGCTCGGTACGTCGGAGTCGACTCACCCTTTTGAGTGACGTCCTCGTATTTGCGAACTTGATATCCGACGGAAACGTTTCTTAGAACGCGCTCCTTAACCTTCTGATAAATTTTATCGGCAATTGGATCGGCACTGAAACGAACCAAAGCTTTACCTTTGTCGCCATCGAGCCAAGCCCGTTCGACAACTCCGATAACAGAATCAACGTTCGAACTATCGTGAGAATTTAAAAGAGGGGCACCGGCTTGAAGTCTCGACATATCCAAATGTTTTGGGTCCATCGAAAGTTCTTCGTAGTAGTCGCCTTCCCATCCCCGACGAAGTCCCTTGTAACCAGTGGTCCAAGTGAGTTCTACGGTTCTGTTTTCTTCATTAACTGGGGTATTATCCTCAATTAGACTTCTGAGGTGTCCCAGAGGCAGGGACTTCTTTATTTTGTTGGACACTAGAGTTATCTCCAGATTGATTTGAGTTGTTTTGCTGTGGCTCTACTTGCAGTAGTCCCGCTTGAGTTATTTTTCTTGGATCTGAATCGAGAACAATTCCGAGAGCGTCGAGTTCGGCATTACTGTCTGCGATTTCCTGCATTAGTTCTTCAGGGTCGTAGCCCTGTTCGCGAACTGCTTTTTTATATGACGTCAAGCCAGAACGAATTGAGTTTCTGAAAGCTGCAATTTCCTTATCTGGGTCAATCATGCTCCAAGAAGGAGGAACCCATTCGACAGAAGCTCCGGCGGTGTCGATACCTTTCACGATAGTGCACCACTTAAGAAAGTGCTGAAAGGAAGGGTCACAGAATTGAGGAATCAACATTCCCCATCTCCACATTTCGACGTTACGTCTGAACTCTAAGTGTCCCATCCTTCCAGATGAGAAGTTTACGTTCGCATAGTTCGACGTTAATGCTTCGAAAGTGATACCTAAACCAGATGCAATCGCTCGCAAAACCTGATTGCAATACTCTTCATAACCATCAACTTTAGGTGGAGAAGCGAGAACTATTCCTTCGCCGTGGCTCAGATACCGAATGTTGCCGGGCGAGAGCATTGATTCGGCCTCGCGCTTTGCAATCAAATCGCTCGAAGAAAGTGTTGCATCTTCGTTATTTGTTGTAATAAACGCAGAAAAACATGCCGAAATCTTTCTAGAAATCAAAGTAGCTTGCTGAAATTCGTTAAAATCTTCGAGTTGTCTCAGAACCGGGTGAAACCAGCTAACTCCGCGCAGTTGTCCAGGTCTATCTTGTCGATAAACGTGGTCTAAGTTCCCGACCGGAACCTCTCTCTCACCTAAGTGAGTAACGATCTCGCCGGGGTGACTTTCATATAAAAAATATGACTTCACTCGGCCTGTCTTGTCGACCTTGACTCCTTGAATGATGGTGTCGGTGTCGTTTAAATTAACACCCCCCGAATCGCGCCAGGAAACGATGTAGTCAGACTCTAAAAGTCGAAGCTGCATTCCTGCGGGGTTAATTTCCCGCATCGAAATGATCTCACCGTCGCTAGGGACTGACTTCATTACCTGCGCTTGCAACCCATAGAAGTTATGTTTTCCGTTAGCGTCGCATAGGGTTGTGAGTCCCCATTCTTTCCAGGCATCATTCAGTCTTTTAGTCTGAAGCTTATTTTTCCCTTTAATATTAGGAACAATACCCGCACCGACTACATTTGAAACAATTGCTGAAAGTCCCCGGTTAGCATAAGGATTATTTCGAATTGCATCGCGAGCTTTGTTTTTCAAAGTCTCCTGGGCTCCACGAGTTTCTAAATTCGCACTTCCTTTAGTTGCTGATGTCCAGTCGTCCGTACTAAATGTTTTCGCTGCATCGTAGGATCGGGTTATTAATTCGGCTTTTGCGCGATATTGTAACCGTCGAACTTCGCTCTCGGGCGAGAACAGACCGACTAGTTTGTCTATGAATGTTCTCTTCATTAGCATTGACCTTTTTTATATTTGGCTTGAACTAGGGACGCCGAAGAACTTGTTGAACTTGAAAGTTGGGACTGAACCAGTTTGATTAACTGGAGTATCTCGGCCTGACTTCGATAGACGATAATTCTGTCGCCTATGCGAACTTCAGTTGCACCTGTGAGCAGGGCATCTTTCAAGTTATCTAGATCAGCTTGAGTGTAAACAATTGCCATGAGTCGTCCCGTTACCAGAACGACTTGCGTCCTGAGTTCTTCCAATATGGAGAAGATGTGTTTTGATTTTGAGTTGCAGACCTAGGCTTCGATGCCGGAGCCGAACTCATTTGAACTTGTTTCGGAGGAGCGTATTGTCCCTCTAGATTTAACCAGTCCTGTTCTTTAAATCGGTCGATACCGATCATGGTCGCAGCGGCTCTCGAATAGTTTCTGCAATCGAGAGGTTCATTGCGTTCATAAGTCTTGACCCACCTGTAAACTGTTTTTCCGTTTACATTGCGTTTCATTAACTGTTCAGAGGTTAGACCTTTAAAATACTCTTCGTTATATTGAGGAAAAAAGCAGAAGCCCGGAGGATATACACCGTCGTCTCCTGCGCCGTTCAGGTTTAGAAAACCATACAATTCAGACTTCAGAGTTGACACTCCGACAGGCCAAACGCGAACTCCGCGTTTAACTTTACTTCCTTGATGTGTGATATCTGCAACCTGTGGCGAACCTAGGATGTTCTGCTGAGAGTCTTGACCCTTAACAACCATCACTCGATTGGAAGGATATTTCCTCGCCCACGAGTAAACATGTTGTGTGTTATAACCAGAGTCGACCGCTAAAACTTTCAGTTGAACGTCTTGTCCATTATGTAAAGTCCAAGTTTCGTTTAGGACTTTATCTAATTCTTTCCAAGGAACTTCTGAAGCGGTGTCGCCCATGATTACTCGATAATCGATTGACCACGATTGTTTTCCACGTCCCCAACCAACAATTTCAAGTTCGAGACGGTCCTTTTGAACGTCACAACCTGCGGTTAAGAAAACAACACCTTCAGGACACGAGTTAATCGGGTAGAGGGCGCGTCTCTCGTAGAGTCGCATATGCTCAGGCGCTTCACCTTTCTCTTCCCACGTTTCCGCGAGTTGAGTGTTGATGAAGGTTTTTAATTTTTCTAAATCACCTTTTGAATCCAGCCATTTCTGAACCAGTTTTGATAATGGTTCCCAAGGACTGGCTAATTTGTTTACATGAAATCCAGCGTGTCCATTAAATGGGGCCGTTGCCACATAAGCGCCGCCTTTAATTGCGTCGAGGCGTTCTTTCTCTGTCCAAAGTGTTGTGCATTCTGGACACTCGTATTGTGCGGTCTCTGGATCGTTGTTTTGCCAACGTACTGACTTCCATTCCATAAAGTGGTTGTAACCACAGTGCGGACAATCGACATGAAACTTTCTTCGATCTGAAGCTAAGTATTCTCTTTCGATTTTGGAACGACCTTTAACCGTGGGCGAGCATACACCAACGTCGAGTGAATTCCAGAATGTGGCCGAACGTTCGACGATAAGAGCGGACGGGTCACCCTCGTCT